CCCTGTTTAGGCTTTCTTATAAGTTCGGCAATTCCCATGGGTCAGCCAAGCCATGGGACCTTAGGAGCTACCTAAGGAATTAAACTGTGATCAGCAGTTGGTTGCGAGCCAGATGGGTTTACGAAGTTCCCATAAACTACGGCAATTAAGTCAAGCCGTTGACGTGTTGGCCACTAGAGACCGTAATCAATCAGGAGAATTAAGTCACTACATCTAGTTCGTATGAGGTCACCAGGCTCACTGTGCAAGATATAGTCACATAACTCCTCCATTTGACTGATTGTCACTCCGTAGCGTCGACAGAGTGAGTAGGTGTCAATGCGGGGGGCATAACGGCCTGTTTTATCAACATAGTCGTTCCTCCAGCGGGGTTTAACATGCGGAGTTCTCTTAAAGAAACAATCCTTCAATGCATCATGTAAAACATGATCACCCATCCATTGACACCCTAATAAAACTGAGCTGTTAAATTCGTTACCGCGCGTTTCAACGCAGCCACTACCGGGAAAGTCATTATCACATTGCCCTACGGCTCGTAGAATGACACCCAGATTTTGTACAGCCCAAATTTCTCCGTCGACTCCATAACAAGCATTGTGTTTAAGAAACGTTAGACGTTCCATAGGGGGGTCAACTAGAAGTGTAACCTCGTACCCAGCCAAGTTAGCTCCTGCGAGCAATATGTCTTGGGGACTAAGGAGCCCTTCCATTTCCTCTTTTATTATTTCAATGCCTGCACAGATGAACACTATAGCCATGTTATTCAAGACTGTTGTTAACCTAGTCCCAGAATACTCAATAACACCATTATCTTGTTGTTTTAGGTGTATGGTTTTCTCTTTTTTCCAAGGGTCCTTTAATTTAACTCCCAGGTTTGAGTAATTGGCAAAAGCGTCAGCTACATGCTCATACCCAGGCAACCTAAGGAGTTTATCAACAGAACGGAAAATTGGACCTTGATTACTACAATCACACGATGATATATCCATTTCAAATGTGTGATGAACACCGTTTAATATAATACTACCGATGACATCATCAGAGTGGTAATAAATTATGTTGCGTCGGTTTTTATGCACTGTCCTAAAAACTTCGTCCAAGATGATCAGCTTTGGAGATTTTATAAAGACAATGTCAAAACAACCTATTGTTACGGGTTCAGTCATGGCTTCTTTTATATGCTCAACGAGGTAGCCCCCGACTAGAGCGGCCTCGGAGCCAAAGTCACCAATGAATCGTGGTCTCTTCCCTGGCTTAGCAAACTCATAGACTTTGCTTTTGCCAAGTACTTCAACACACCACTTCTCATACTTTGCTACGGCGTGTAACTCATCCAAGTTCTTGAGAGCATTCAAACGCATCTTTCTCTTGGCGTGAGGTGCCATGGCATACTTTATGATGGAATCGGTAGGAGTGTCATCAACGATTCTCTTTGTGCGTGAGACTATTACATCAATAAAGTTGGTGACAAGTTCACTGTTTTCCATTCGCCGTTGGTTACCAAGCAACAGCTCTTCATCGACACGTTTGCCAATTATCCTGCGTAGCCCCAAGGTAAGATTATTACCTGAACAAGCATACACAGTTCCAGTGTGAGAGAACCCAGGTCCAACGAAACTCTTGTAGAAATTGCGTGGTTTAAAGGTCATCAAGGGTCCTCCGGTAATCAACAAATTTTGTATTTTCTCATTTTTGCTGTACAAACGCTCGTTATAGACATATTCTTTGGTATCTACAGCTTCAGTGGGGTATATGCGCACGGCACCAATATGTACAACCCCATATGTCCCTAGTCAGAAGGAGACACGACTGCTAATGAGGGCCGAAGGGCCCAATAGCATGTCTCGCACCCGTTTTAGGTGAGTTAGCTGTTGATAGGTTATGACAACTGCCAGGTTCAATTCCTCGGGAGTGGCATTGGGGAACTGTCGTGTGCTCTCTGCCAACCAGTTTTCCAGCAACCGAGTAGAATTCAATAGTTTTGAAGAAATAAATTCCCTCATCATCCATTTAATCATTTTCGAATCTGCCACATAGTCAGAGTATGAGCTGACACCTAAGTGATCAAGTGTGCTCTGTTCCATCTGAAAGAATTTCATCCAAGTCCTGCGCTCACCGTAGGGTTTAGAAAACTCCTTTGAATCGCTACCGTATAATCCCTTGAGTAGGGGACCAAAATACTCAAGGTTTCCGATGACATAGCGTTTTGGCTCAGGGACATATTTCTTAGGATCAGGTTGTGATTGCGGTGGACAGCAAATAACACATGGTTTATTGGGGCGCTCAACCCAACCTTCTTCCCCTGCAATACATGATAAAGAATCATTCCAGAAGTCAGAATCAGAATCTGGCTTCATGGGGCTTGCGGGTAGGTCGGGGACATCCTTCCAATAATCAAAATCATCATATATTTCAGGTATTGGTATAGGCAATGGTGGAGCTGAAGGGACCACAACTTTGACATTGTTCATTATTGAATTACAAATAGAATCTTCAAAACCTTCTGTTTCTAGATCCCAACCACAATGTTGAGCTGGGGACTCTTGTGCGCGAAAGTTATCAGTCGGAGCCTCTATTTTAGGTGGTGAGTCTAAAATGAAGGATTCATTACGTGGCAACTTGTTAAAGAGGTTCTTAGCCTTCCGGGCTCTTGCAAAGTTTCCACTGACTTTCCTCTTCCTTTTCTTGGGTACACCATTGGTATCAACAGTGATGCTGCCGCTGCTGAGTGAGCTAATGGTGGACGAGTCATCATTGGGGAGAACCGGGGATGGTAATTGTGGTGGTGGAATCTCCAACACTGAGGCATTGCTTTTAGGCAACACAATTACACCACCTGGTTTCATGTCCTTGGGGTGATGATTTACGACAGTTTTTTGTTCTGAGGCCAACACAGGTTTTCGTATTGACCCAAAAATACGTCCTTTCACATTCTCATAGTTCTGCTTTCGGGCTGCCAATGATGGAAGGCTGGTTTTCTTTGGTAGCTGACTAGAAGGACTACCATGTTGAACCTTCGTATTTCTCCTCCTCCAGTCATCAGCGTTCCGAGGCTCACTTCGAGGCTTGCGCTTAGCTAGGCGTTCCAACATCTCTGGGAGCATCTTTTGATATTGGGGGTCATACAGGCGATTATTCCTTTTCAGGTCTTCTCCGGGTGCACCACCAGCGGCGACATGTATAATTTCGGAAACATACTGGGATTTCAACGGACCTTTATGGACATTAAGCAAATATTCGACCTTATTGAATTGCTCGTCGCATTTTTTCTCCCAGTCTAAAGCAGCTTGAAAATCATCATCCTCTTTCTTGAGTTTAGCTTCATCTAATATTTTTTGTATCCTAGAGGCGTGGTGCGCCGGGTCAAGTCTTTTTGATGGTTTAAGGGGCCTAATCATGCCGCATCCAGGTGCTGGCCTGATCTTCTGTTTCTTGTTAATGTTTAACATTGCAGATAGGTCATCAGTGTTCGTCCACGAGCCGTTATTACCATTAATTGTCAAGACTTTCCAGAGTACAAGATTACACATCCACCTTATATCTGTGGCACTGCCACGCCAATAGCGTGAATCACAAGGCAAACCTTCTTCTTCTGTACTTAGAAATGTATCATCCCTGGAGAATATAATTCCTACTAATTCTCCTGCATCCTCAACATAATAATAACAAATCCCTCGAACAAATGTCTCATAAACGTTGTATTTAACAGTTTTATGATAAACTGACAAAATGACATCATCTGCATTAGTTGCTTCCCCTTGGTTGCCATTAAGCTGACTCTTAACCTTATGGTTCCCAGCTGGTTTCAATGGCAAAATGCTGTAAGCTTGGTTTAAACCATGCTCGTCACCAACAGCACGTGCAATAATTGAGGAACGGTCGACTTCACTCAATTTGGGGTAATTTCTCTTTTCCTTCCTGGGTAACGATCCAGTAAGTGATAGTGCACTGAATTCCGCAACAAGCTGACTGTTACAGCCACCAACAACATCTTTGCCCTTGACGACAACAACATCTCTAACAGAGGAAGTATATTTATGACGAGCACTAGTGCTACTAGCCAAATTGCCAGGGGGAGTGATGAAATATTTCTCGAAATCACGTTTCAGCTTGTGGGGCTCAACACAGAGGCCACCATAGAGTGGGTTATATGATGGTGAATGACGGGCTGGTGAGTATCGAACCTTGTACCAGGCGATAACATCCTTGGCACAGGTATTGGTGTACTTCGAGCGGTCTATGTGGTCATATAACAACTCCATTAACGAGGTGAGCTCCTGTGGAGGCAATGAAAACCCACGGCCATTCTTCTTTGAAGAATATGGCAGGTTAGGTTTCCTTTTTGGGGCAGGGTTTTCGTACTCGACTTCACGAGGCTTGAAATCCTTTTCAACATGGCTAGATCTAACGAAGCGGTTTTTAATTTCCTTCCCTTCAGCTATTCTGCGATGATCATGTTGTGTTTTACCCATATCAGTTTAAGTGCTCCACTAAGTGAAGCGTCTTGCGTGACAAACGTTATGCGTAACGAACGGTTTGTTTTTCG